AACCTGCGCCTGCTGTTAGATAAGGTTGGTAAGATGCAACACCTGTACCTCCTGTAAAACCTACAACTTGTCCACTAGCATCTCTTTGAATAGAGCCTAGTCCTGACATATCTGCTAAACCTTGAGCAGCTTTTTGTTGGAATGCGGATTGACCTGCAACTTGTGGGGATAATGCTTCAGGATTTATTGAAGTCCCTAGTTGCCCGATACCGTATTGAAGAGCTTTTTCACCGTAAGGACCTAAAACAGCACTTGGTAATAAACCCGTTCCACCTACATCATATCTTGAGCCTGTAGCAGCCATTATACTTTAGCCTCTAAATTTTTCATAGTGTCATACATTTTTTTAGCACCTTTTTGAATGCTTCCGCCGCCTGCAGCTCTTACTGCATCAGCTGTAAAAACAAATTCATTCTTTGATAGTCTTGCAGGTACGTCATCTTTTTTTTCGTACTCTCCCATAGGGACAAAGCCACCATCAAATCTATAATCTTTTTCCATACCATTCATGTCTAACATTTCCATACCATCATTAGCCATCATTGTACCAATACCTTGGTTCATAACGGGTCCTTGACCATATGCATACATAGCTCTACCACCGTTAGCAGCTTGCATGATGCCTGTTGCTTGTGGCTGGATTTGAGATTGGTTACTCATTAACTCTTGTAAAGTTTGTATTTGAATTTCTGTTAGTTGATCTAAAGGTACACCATAAACACTTAATGCCATATTATTTAACTCGGCACTAGCATCAGGGGCTGAAGCCATTTGCATATTAGGATTGGATAAACCGCCCATATCAAAACCCATTTTTTCTACAACGTCAGGTCTTACTTTCCTAAGTGCTTCGATACCAGCACCACCACCTGAATTCATTTCTACTCCAATAGGCATTCCAGAAAGACTGCCAAATTGAGTGTCACCTCTAGCTATTCTTTGTTTAGTTCTTGCTATACTAGCTGGAGTTATACCTTGTAATCCTCGTGATAGAGCAGCAAGTTTTCCGTTTGAAGCATCAAATACTCCCTCTGCTTGAAGCATTGCTATCATATCTGTAAATGTTTCATTTTCATAATCTTCTATGCCAGGAAATCTTTGTGAGAATGCATTAAATATTTCCATTAATTGTTTTTCAAGTTCGATGCCACCTTCTATTAAAAGAGCGTGTTCTTTAGTAACACTACGACCATCTACCATAGTAAGAGGAGAATCACTTTCACTGGTTTTTTCTAATATTGACATGTCTCCACCATCTTCAAATATTTCTGTTGAAGTTAATTCAGATTCATTTTCTTCTGGAACAATTCTTTCGTCTACAAAATTTTTATCAACCTCGACAATTCCAGGGTTTCCTCTTGGTTTAGGTAAGTCATCTCCCGTATAGGGTTCTGCTAACATACCCGCATAACCTCCAGGGCCATCTACTAATCCTCTTTTATTATTCATGATACCACCGTTGGCTGCCATGATTGTTTCAGAAGTCATCATTTCTTCTTCCATAGGAGCAGAAGCCATAGAAGACTCCATAGCTGCTTTTTGCATGTATGCCATAAGCATTTGTAATTCTTGTTCTGTTAATTCTTCTACTGATTTTTGAAATAACTCTTGTGAAATCGCTTGCATCTCTGGTGGAATGCTATCTAAAGCTGAACTAACAGGTGTTGCTGACATTGTTTCTTCTTCCATAACCATATCTCCCATCATGTAGCCAGGTCGACCACCATTTTTTAAACCTATAATACCACCATCTTTAACTAGAGTAAATTTAGTTACATCTGCTTTTGTTGTTGGAGGTGTTGCTACAGCCATAGGTGTTAAATTTTCTGAAATTGCAATCTCTGCAGCTTTTTCATAATTTGCAGTGTCTTCTAAATATTTATCATATGTCGCTTTGTCAGCTTCATTCTGTCCTTTTTCACTTTTATATTTTGCGTAAGTGTCCCAAGCTTTAGTACCAATGTCTACCCATTCTCCAAAGTCTACGTTCTCAATTGCTTTCTTACCCCAATTTTTTGCTGTTTCCCAAGCGTCGCCCCAAGAAAAATAAGACGGAACTCCACCTGTATTAGGTAATGGTAATCCTATACCACCGTTTGCTTTTAATAATCTTGCTTCATCCTTGTTGATAAATGCTAAAGACTCGCCCTCAGGTGCACGTTTGTTTAGAAAATCTGCTGCTTGTTTACTATTAGTGATAGCCATAAAATTTTATATTCCTCTAGATATATTATATATTAAAATAGCAGGCATTTCACCTGAAAGTATTGTTTTACAAAGTTTTTTGTCCATAGTCAATCTAGAATATATTAGTTGCAGCGCCCAAAGGGATGCTTTCTACAGTTATTTTTACGTCTCTACGAACATGTTCTGGTTTAGTGTCTGTATTAGCGTCTTGTATATCTGCTAATGCTTCTGAGTCAGAGTTATATTCTTTTCCTGTAAGTGTGTTAGTTAAAGTTACTTCGCATTCAGGTGTAATAATTGGTACTTCTTTACCATCAATTGTTTCGTATCTAACTGACGCTTTTGTTTCTATAAACGACATTATTTATCCTCTCTGTTAATTTCTAATATTGATGCTACTACAAATAATCTATTTGCGTCTGCAGCGGTTACTTGTAATACTTCATTCTCTAACATGATTAATGGTTCTGTTAATAATTGTTTACTTTCATTAGCTCCAATTGCTTCAACATTAAATATAGTAAACTTAGCAGCACTTGCTGGGTCACCAGCAAATAAATCTAAAGTAAGAGTAGTAGCACTTCCATTATCACTACTAACTAAAACAGCTTTTACAATAGCCCTAGAGTTTGAAGGCACCGTATACAAAGTCGTAACATTATTAGTTGTTAAATCTAGTTTTGCATTTTTATAAATATTTGCCATGTTATCCTAATCCAAACCAAGTATATCGTTCTGAATCTTCTTTTAATTGTGTTAAGAACGTAGAGTTTAATTGTTCAACAACTGTAGACAAAGCTCTGTTAATCTGTCTTTGGTTATCTTCCGTATATTCTTTTTTAGGTTCTGGTAATCTAACTACAATTTTTGTCATTACCTTTGTCCATCTTGTTTTACTTCGGCTCTAAAAGTTCCATAACGCCAATCTTGTCCAGCGTTATTATTTTCTATTTTTAAACTAACGTATCTTCCTCTAGATCTAGTACTAACAAACGTAGTAGTAGAGTCAACAGTAAAAGGACTTAAAGCAGTATCTACAGAAATTGTTTGAGGGTAGTCTGTTACTAATATAGTCACATCTACTTCATTAACTAATGTTTTAAAATCAGGTAAAAATTTACCCATTGACATCATAAATTGTCCAGGACCTTCTTGAGTATTTAATGCAAAATCATATGATTGTATAAAAGAAGTTAAAGTTGTGGTTGTTCCATTAGGATTAATCTGATCTGTTCCGGTTTCATGTTCAAAATATACAGTCTGGCCTAAACCCGTTGAACCAATGACACTTGGAAAAGTCCCAGTTGCTGTGCTGTCATAAGCTGTAGCATATGGTTTTGGATAGATTAAAGAATCTAACCATGTGGTTCTTATAGAATTACTATTGGTTCCTGTATACCAATTACCCATAGGAATATCTTTTCCTTCACCATAGTTGTGAACTACATATCTGTTATTAAATTCAGAATTTGCTGTAGGGTAATACCAAACAACTTCAGTGTATAAATTATTTATTCCAGCATAGACTTGTTGTCCTTTTGTTGTATCAAAATCATTATAAACATAATCTTCAACACTACATGATAAAGAATTAACAGTACCATCGTATGCAAAGAAACCATTATTAGACATCCAGTAAGCAACACCATCAATTTCAATAGCTGCATTCTTACCAATTAAACCACAGTTAGTTCCAACTTGTTCAAACCCGAATGTAAATGGGGCTCCAACAAATTTCATAGTGTACAAAGCATTGTCTGTCCACACTAGGATGTTTTCTTTAGCAACAATACTACCTACAATTTTTGTACCATCTTGAAGTCTTTGAGAACCTGCAGTATTGGTAGCTTGAATTGTGTAATTGTTAATAGCTTCTTGATCCGAGAATCTAATAAACATATTATCTTGAGTTGTAGTATCACCAATATCTGTTTCTGTTCCAAAATGAATTAAGTGCCGTGTTGTTGGAGA